CGTAACAACAAAGTTACCTACATAGCTATGAGAATTATCATAAACAGAAAAAGTCACGACTGCATATGCAATCGTGACCGAGTTGGTGGAGATGAGGGGAATCGAACCCACTATTTTAATCTTATTATGCCGATAAATACTGACTTTTATTTTCGATGTGTTGGATTTCGTGTTGGATTTGGATTAAGCACACAAACTTCTGAAAGTGTTGCCGCCTGCGATACCGTCATCATTCAAACAGTGAGTCCGCTGATATGATTTAACTGCCGAATTTGTGCCAACACCGTAAATACCGTCAAAGCCGTTTGTGTCATACCCTTTACAGATGAGCAAGCCCTGCAAAACTTTGGTAAGATTACCTCTACAACCGTATGAGAGTACAACAATTGCATTATGAGTGCCCACACCGTAAATTCCGTCAACAATAAGGTTCATTCCAAACTGACGGTTAAGTTCTTCCTGCAACTTCATAACCAAATGTTTTTTCGTGTCAGGGCCATAGATACCGTCAACCGTTGTGCCTACCCAAGCCTGCACAGCTTTAATTCCGGAGTATTTCGGCGTTGTAATCGTTGTTGCTGAACTGCCCTTATAGTCAGCATTAAATATAATGTCGGTATCAACATTTCCGTTAATGCCGTTGACTTTTCCGCTGTCGGAGTTCTGCCAGATGTCGCAAGTACGACACGGAGAGTCTGTTCTCCATTGTGCGAGCCAAATTGCATATTGCTTTTTAAGTTTCTCGTAATTGAGATAACTTGCAAACCAGCTTGCACTTGCATAAACGCCGGCTGAATAACCGTGAACTTTAACACACTCACAAAATGCTACAGCCATTGCGGTTAAGGTGTCTTTGCCGAGTTTGGTCTGAGAGCCAAGCTCAAGGTCATAAAACACGGGTAAATCAAGTTTTCTGCCATTTAAGCAATAAAGGCAAGCACCTGCTTCCTTTTTCGCCTCGGCAACGCTGTACGCATACGAAAACCAATACACACCGACTTTCAGTCCTGCGGCTTTTGCTCTCTTATAATGTTCTTCAAACTGTGCGTCCTTTTGGTAAGTTTCACGGCCAAAGCCGGCACGAATAATAACCGTGTCTATACCGTCAGCCTTGACTTTGTTGTAATCAACATTCGTCTGACAGAAACTTACATCAACAGCAGTTACTCTGTTCATTTTTGTTCTCCTTTTCAAGACTTATTTTTTCGATTGTTGCTCTTAATTCAAGGGCATTAAGATATCCTTTCATATGCACAAACTGTTCGTAGAGTAATTCATACGAACAGTTTGGCTTGAACGGAAGTTTTCCTGCTTTGTATGATTCAAGCATTCTCTGTAAACCGGTTATTCTTATAAGCAACTGTTCATATTCTGCTTTAAACCTTTCCTTGAAATCCGTACTCTTCATAAGTAACGCCGTATCGTTCAGAAGGTTCTTTCCCTTTTCAAGAAATGTGTTTTCAAAATCTTCTTTGGGCGACCACGACTCGTGACCGTCAGCGTGCTTAACATGATAACCTTCATCATCCGGATTTTCGTCCGTAGGTATCTGCCAGCCTCTGTATGTATTATAATCGCCTCTTGTCATCGGCTCGGCTTCAATTTTTTTAACTCCGATATAAGTTTTCATTACTGTTTCTCTCTTTCGTAAAGCTGTTTTGCAAGGACATATCCTTCAAGTTCCCACAATTTGTTTTCAATTCTTTGCATGCAGATTTCTGTACCGATTTTTTCATCATAGTTTTCCTTGTCAACTGCTCCGCTTGATTCAGTTATGACAAAGCCGTTTGGCAGTTTACAGTTTACGATTGTTACCTTGTCGTAAGCTGTTTCGACCTTAATTTCTGATTTTTCAAGTAATTCGTCAATCTGTCGTTTTGTAACGGTATTTTTCATGATTATTACTCGCTTTCTGATACTTCGGGCAGTCCTGCCACCGATGTCAGCACAGACAATACACCTGCCAAAAGGCTTGCAGAGCATACTGCAACCCAGTTTACATCTGTCATAACGGCAGATACACCGATTGTTGCAATAGCCGTCTGTGCGACTGTTTTAATTGCTCTGACGGCTGTCGCCTTAGCCCACTGTTTTGTAAAGATTTTTTTCATTGTTATCATCCTTTCGTTGTTCTTTTCAATGTCCTCAATCCGATGATTGGCAACCTTAATTTCTTCGTCCACAACCGCGTTGTGCTGTTCAATGCGATAATTCGACCTCGCTTTCTATCGGCTCGTCAATGGTTGGATTATCACCCCAAACTGCCATGACAGCGTTATAGTATTCGTCAGAGAGAACCTTTCTCAACTGTTCTCTGCCGGATTCGTCGTTCATGTATGCGTTGCGGATGTTTACGCCGACCTGCATTTCTTCACCGTTAAAGGTCAAAAACTGCTGTCTGAGTACCGATACGCTGTCCTTTGTGAGCATATCAAGTGTGATTTTTTCTTTAAGTTCCATTTTTAAATTCTCCTTGTTATATCCTGTAAATCAGCGAAAAGTTAATCTGTTCGCCGTCCGTAAAAGTACATTGTGTTTCTTAAAACTTCCCACGGGATTATGCAAGTGTTGTTCTTGTCAATCAACATTGAGTAAGCATTATTGTCATTGTCAGCTTTAAAAATTGCTGTAATAGTCGCCGTCCAGTCATCCGAACGCAAGTCAAAACGTGCTTGAACATAGTTTTGGCTTTGGCTTGTTACAAGGGTACGTTTAACAATACGAATAAAACTATGTGAGAGTGCAAAATCAATTGTAATCATTTATTGTCACCTTTATCAATAGGGTTCGTTTGTAAGTTCATGACCTTCTCATGCATATCGTCCATTGTGCCGTTTTGCCCAAGATGATGATATGACTGATAGCACTTATCATATGCATCTTTTGCATAAATTTCAATCCAGCCTCTTTCGATATATTTTTCGCCCGACCGGATAAGCTCCGCCCTAAGCAATGACTGTGTGCCTTTGCCAATAGCCTTAATTTTGCTCCACTGCGTTTTTACTATCGCAACAATTGCTGCAAGTATTATACCGAATAGAGCTTGTAGCCAATATTGTATAATCCAATCTATCACGCGTTTGCACCTTCCAATGTTTTTATTTTCTCTTCAAGAATTTTCAATCTTGCTTCCACCTGTCCTTTTAAAACCTTTTGGCGATTTTTAAAGTTGACCTTGCACGAGAGGCTTGCCGTTTTGTTTGCATTGAGCTTAATGCGGACAAACGATGCCGTACCGCTGACATTACCTACAATGGTTGATTTTACTGTTTTGTTTAGCGCAAATTCAGTTAATCCGGCAATTGTAGCCTTCTTGGCATTGGCAAGCGTTAAAGTAACATCTGCTGTTGTCTTGCTTATATCAGAAACAACAAAGTCAAATACATTTCCGTCAAGAGTAATGCTTGAAATTGGAATATAGACATATGATGCAGAAGCGTATGCCGTTGAACAAGCTACATTCATTGTACCGTCAGCGACTGACACACTTAAATTAGTATTGGTTACACTTGTATAGGTTCCGTCGGCAATATCTGCACTGTTCGGTGAATCTTCAAGCACATCTGTCACCTTTGCTGTCTCACCGCCAAAGTCTGCATTGTTAAGGTTATAAAACTTAAAGATTTCATTGTAATCATCGGTAAGATTTGTGTCATATACCAATCGCTTAGGATTAACATATGATGACAGTGTGCCGAGATTAATTGTAGTTCCTGCCGTGTTGCTAAGAGCATAATACTCATTGTTGGCGTTCAGCACTTCTGCTTCTGTTGTTCCGTACTGATACATAATATCCGAAAGTACAAGCCGATTGACATCTGTCATCATAGTAGAATTGAGCTTGATTGCCGATGTGTCTCTGTAGTGACCAATTTTAAGGTTATCAACAACAATGTTTCCGTACTTGTACTTGATGTTATTGTCATATCCCGAAATAATCGGAGAGAATACACCGTCAACGAAGCAGTTGTTAATGCTGATATTGCACGGCTCATTACTGTACGGTTCGTCTCTTGACGACAACCTCTGATTAAGCACAATACCGTTGCCCTTGTAATTGCCGTACTTTGAGCTTTCGTCTTTTCCTGCCCCGTAGAGCTTACAATTGTCAATGTAGTTAGTGCCGTTGTCCCAGTCGAGAGTCAGACAGCTTGCATATCTGTTCTTGATAATTGAATCCCTCAATGTCAACTTACCGTACTGCGCCTCAATTGCCGAGCCCCAGCTGTCAACATCAATATAGCAGTCTGAGATATTGACATGCCTTGTTGAAACCTTAATTCCTCTTTTGGCACATCCCTTTATTTCGCACCTTGAAATATTAATATAGCCGTCACCGCTGAAATCATCGGTCGGCCTTTCGATCAAGTAGATACCGTCACCGTCCGGCTTAACATCTCCGGAATTATATCCGTCAATATCATTAATTCGCACATTAACAATGTTACCGTGTTGACTGTACCCGTTTCCTGCGCTTGTCACGCCAATGCCAAATGAATGAATGTATCCGTCTGGGCCGACAGTTCCGGCTTTAATGCCTGATATTTTGGCATTTCTGACATTAAAGTGTGAGCAGTTTCTCAAAAAATTAATACCTGCCGCTGTTGCCGATAAAGCATTGCCTGCATTAGATATATTAACATTGTCTATGTTTGCATTTGGGCAATTAATCAAAGTAATAATCTGTGACACTTTATTTTTGCCGTCAAAGTTACCGTCAATAACGGTCAGATTCTTACAACCGGTAAATTTGAAAAATGTACTTTGTACACTTGTGCCTGCTGAGTCTGTGTTGTCAGTAGCTTTATTGCAATAAATAAATTCAGCATTATCACATATAATTGTCAGATTTTCAACATTTTCGAGGGCTAACCCGTTGCATTTATATGTTCCCTTCGGAAAATATAAAGTTCTGTTGTCAAGCGGATAAAATACAAGCATACCAAGAGTAGTGTCAGCGCCTGTGTTATCTACTCCTAACGATCTGACGTTGAGCCAAGTCAAATTACTTGCATCAACATTCGGATATGTGTTCATGAATTGATTCAGCGTATCTTTCAGTCTTGATGCCATACTGTTTACAGCCACTATAATTTTCTCGAAAAGGCTTATGCCAGTTGAAGCACTCGGCAACATACCTTTCTGCCTGTTAATTCCGACAAGGTTGGTATTGAGTGTTACTGTATTGCCACCGTCCTCTGCATAACTTCCGGTCAGGCTGAAATAGACTTTATCCCCCTCAAGCTCTGACGGTATGTCAAACACTGCGGTTTTGTCATCAGTTGTAAGACTCACTGTACTTTTAACGATATTATCTTTTTCGCTCATAAAATTTGCCGTAACAAGAGCGCAGTTGTCCCAGTCGGATTCCATAAAGTAGCATTTGATTTTAGTGTATTTCTTTTCACCGAGAACCGGATTAAATCCGTCTCTGCGTTTCAGGGTATTTTTATATACTTCAAATTTCAGCGTATTCATAATGCCGCCCCCTATCGTTAATTACATTATATAGTTTTCTGCGAACTCAAAAAAGTTAAAACCCACAAAAAAGGACAGCGTTTCCGCTGCCCTCAATTTGTTTATTTACTTTTTTGCTTTTTGATTTTATCCTGACATTTTCTGAGAGCTGATTTAAACTTGCTTTCAGAGCCGTAGATATTCAGTAACTGTCTGTACAATGTGTGCGTTGTATCTGCATCATTGCTTTTGCTTGCCTCAATATACTTTTTAAATATAGGATCAGTTCGGCTTGCACTCTGCATCAGCTTTTTCATTTGATTCTTTGTCTTACCTTTATGCTCCATAAGGTATTTTTCAACCTTTTCATAGCTTTCAGTATCGCCGTTCTTCAAAAAGTCAAATGCATCCGAATACTTGTACAATTCGGGTTTGCTGTCACTCTCTTCTTCATTGTCGTACTTATCAAGTCCTTCTGCATTTTTTTGTTCATCTTCAAGGTCACTGACAATCGAATTAATGGCTTTTACAACGGTTGTTTTGTCAAAGCCTAAGTCAGAATACTTTTCAACCGTATTTTCATATGCCGTCAAATCGCCGTTAAAGAACGCATTTCCTGCGGCAATGATTTCCGTATCATCTTCAAGCTCTGTTTTCAGTTTGCTGTTAATATAGCTTTTATCAACCTGCTTGCCTGTGGAAGTCTTTCCTTTCAGCCATTCTGAATAAAGTTTTGCAAATTTCTTTTTGTCGCCGTCAATAAGAGCCTCATAGCAGTAATTAGCATACATCTGCATAGACACTTCACCGTAGTCATTAACAGTCGGTGTACCGCCGTATTTTGTGAAGTTTTCAATGTGATTGCATGCTCCCTGAAACAAGTTCATCAAATTCTTTGTTGGAAGTCCTGTCAGCATTCCGAGTGTTCCCACAAGTGAAGAAATATTTTTTCTCAGCTTTTCGGGTGTATCGGAACGGGCAATGTTTATGATTCCCGTTATAAAGTCATTAATCGTGTCAACACCCGGAAGAGATAATCCGTAAAATTCTTCGTTTTTATCAATGAGTGCTAATACGGTATTGTACACCGTGTCACCGAAAAGGAACATGCCCGTTAATTCAGAACCGAAATCCTTCAACAGCCTTGAACCGACAGACCACGGAGTAATATTGCCGTCCTCGTCACGGTATCTGTCCCACTTGCCGAACAATGCGGCTATCAACGGCATCAAAATTCCGCAGGTCATAGCTGTACTGACAATAATTGCGGAGTAGGTCCTTGCAAGCTGTTTCTTTGCAATCTTAACTTCCGTTCTCGCCTGCTTCTTTTCAAATTCACTTACAGCCTGTTTGTAATCTTTAAGCCTTGCGTTGTATTCACCGCTTGCGTCCATTGCGGCATTTACCATACAGAAAACCTGACTTTTGCAAATTGTAAATATTCTGTTCACGGGATTTTTACTTCTCAAAATCTGTCCTTGTTGCATTACCGAACTGTTAGGCATCATATTGTTAATAATGTCCTCAAGCGTTTTTGCAACATTCGGCATAAATTCCTTACTGTCGGGAGATATTCCCATATTGCCCTTTACATGCTCATAGGCAATCCAGTAGTTCATTTCTACCATAAGCACATCATTTTTTTCGATCCAGTTTAAACGGTCAAGAGTATGTCCTACCCAACCCGAACTGTCAATCAAGCCTTTGTATCTGCTGATTTCTGCCATTTCACGGCTGTTGTTGCCCTGTTTTCTGTATTCAAGTATAGGAGTATATTTAGCAATTTCATCATACGGAATACTTTGCTTGTAGCTGTCGGGTAACGCTCTGTTTAAAAACGGAGTATGCTTTCCCGGACGAATGTGTTTAAGTCCTGCAAGGGTTGCTTTCCAGCCTACCCTTGCCGCTGCCAATGGATAAGAAGATAACTGTTTGATAGCCGAAGAGATATTTGCTGTCAGTACCGCTCTTATATATTTTCCTGTCAGCATATCAATTCTGCCCGGATCAGCCTGTTTTGTCGAGCCCTGCAAATCGCCCATGAGTTTACTTATGTATTCTTCGCTTTCGTTGCCCCATTGCTGTTTCATTATTTCCTTCATACTCGGGAAATATTCCGTTGTCGATGTGCTTTCCTTCTTTTTCTTTTGCTTTTCTTCCCTTTCAATGAAATCAAGAACCTCGTCAATGCTGAGCGTTGAGTGCGCCTCTTTTTCAACGCTGTACTTGACATCACCTTGATTCTGTGATTTAATATTGTCAGAGAATCCATACTTGGAACTAGGCAGAGGCAATTGGAGCCCATTACCCGTTAGCCAAGTATGGGTTCTCTTTTCATTTGGTTCAACATACAATATATTACTTTTATCAATCATATGTTGCAAATTACTGTCTTTGCCGTAGGCACTTGCTATTTTTATAATATCAAGGCTTTTTCCACCCTCTCCTATAGGATTTAACTCTAAAGCTACCAACACGGGATTATTTTTTGCATCGTAAACATCACCAAATAATACTAATCTACCTTTAACTGTATATGACTCCATAACAATAATAGGCGATTCCAAAACATTAGGCACTTGTTTAAGAATATCATCTGTCATTTCAGGGTGTTTGTTTTTGATTTTAAGTATTTTGGAAGTATCCCACCAAATATTTTTATCGTCAACACCCAATCTTTGAAGAACCTCTGATGTTGTTCCTACTCTGAACGAAAATCGTCCGCCCTTTTTATCCCATTCATCGTACTTATCGGTAAAGTGTTCGTCAATGCTCAGCTTGGATTTTTCTTCTTCATCCGCATGGGTGTTATTTTTTTGTCTGATATTTTCGGCAGAATTAAGGTTTTCTTCCTGAACAGCTTTAACAAGGCTGTCATTTTTGTGGTCGTAGCGTGGCATATTGAACACACGGTTAAATGTTTCAATCGGCATCGTAAGACCGCACCAGCTTGACACGCTTTTAATCTGAGAGGTAAGCTTTGCCGTTGCACCTTTAAGTTTCAGCCTGTTGTACTTGAAATTTTCTCTTTCATGAAGGAATGCTCGGCTGTTGATACTTCTGTTAATCAGCACATCGGCAAATGTTCCGTAAACCGTATCTTCGTCAATCGTGATAGGACAATAGTTTTTTACCTTTGCAATTTCATATCCGTATTTTTCGTTTGACACCTTGTTGACGGCATTCTGCATATCTTCATTGTACATCTCACGGCAAATTTCATAAACAGTTTTTGCAATCTCATTGTTCATGACATAATCCCTGATTCGTGAAATATCCGACTCTGTGGGAAGAATATAACAACCGCTGTCCTTTGAATACATAAGCTGTTGGTTTTTCCGTTTTATGTACTTGATATTCGGCACTTGATAACCGCTGTACATCATATGTGCCCTGCCGTATTCATCCTCATATTCAAGGAGCATTTCAACAAGCATATCGGCAGTAAGTCCAACTTTAACCTGTTCGCCTGTTTTCTTGTCAACAAGTTCCTCTTTGGTGTTAGGGTCTATGCCGTCAAATTTCATTGCCTGCTCTCTGACATAATCCTTTTTGGCTTTATATGAGAAACGGGACATTTGTTCTTCATACTTATTCGTCCAGTCAATGCTTAATTGTTCTGCGTCCGACTGTCCCTGATTCAGCATTTCCATCATTTGAACAATCACGCTGTCATTGTGATAACCCGAAATCATTCGTGCAAAGCGAATCGGATCAGACATATATTTGCGGTATGCCAAAAGCGTCCTTTTGGCGGTGCTTGCCTGTGTATTAGAACCTTTCTTGTGTGTGCCTGTAACTTTTTTGAGTTCCTCAGCACCTTTTCGTGATACAAGATAAGCGTCATACTCCTTGCCGTTAATGACAATCTTATTTGCAGCGTCAAGCAGTTTCTTTACTTCACTGAAAGCTGTGCTTATTCTTTTCAGCTCACTAAGCGAAAAGTCCTTTAACGAGGTTTTTCCTTTTTTCTCGGCTTTCTCAAAAATATTTCTTACATCTTCAAGAAGCCCTGTAAAATGCTGTTTGATATTGCCTTTGTTATCAAACACATTATATCCCAGCAAAGCGTTTCTCATTGCCGGCGGTAAAGTAATTTTTCCGTCAGTATTTGCAATTTCGCTGTTTAAAGCCGAAATAAGTTTCTCGGTTTCTGCTGACAATGTTACTTTGTTTACTCTTTCACCTTCTTGATTGACGGTTTTGTTATATCCCGTCTTTTCCGTAATGTCGTTTACACCTTTGGAAAATCCCGAATAATTGCCTGTCAATTCGGAGAGAAGTCTGTACAAAGGTTTCACAACCGAAATAGGAACATTATTGCTCGGCTTAGGCTTTAAGTGTCTGTTAATAAGCCTTTCAAGCGTTGTACTGATTTTCTGACGATACTTCGTTTTATCACGCTCAGCACGGTATTCTTCTGCAACCGTCTTTTTTGTTGCACGAAGAGTAATTCTGTATTCCTTTGCATCGCTTTTGATTTTATTCCTCAGCTTAATATCATTTTTGATATACTGCTCGGTTTTCTTATTGTTCTTTCTTACCAAAGATTTAATCTGCTTTTCGGCATTTTTCTTCTGCTCCGAAATCTGTTCTGCATATCTTGCGTTCTTTTCTTTTAAGAGCAGTTCGTGTTCCTCGTTAGCCTGATTATATATTTCAGTAATACTGTGCAATAATTCTTTATTGGCATTATTGTCAGAAACAACTTCTTTCGCCTGTTGTTTCAAATATTCCGTAGCAACATCAAAAGCCATTTCAATTGCCATTTCGTCAATTGACTGTACACTCTTTCCGTCAATTGAAACAAAATGTTCTGCAAGGTCATAGTTAATAAACCTTTCAAGTGTTTTATATCCCTCTTCACTTCTCCAGTTAAAGGTTTCATCAATCCCTGCAATATCTCCGATAATCTCTGAAATTGAATTTCCGACATCTTCAATACTGCCCTCGTTTACACTTTCGATGAGAGCATATTCCTTTGCTGTTCTGATGTTGATTTTACCCATAAGTGCTTTACGGAAGTTTGTAATACTGCCGTAGGCGCTTTTAATAAAATCAATGTCACCTTTCGGAATAACAAGAGTAACCTCTTTCAGACTGTCGCTTAAATCCTTTGCCCACTCAGAATGCTTTTTGTCAATCAAGGAAGATTTTTTCAGATATTCTTTGCATTCTTCCGCAAGGCTCTCAATTGCATCGTTAAAACTCTGCGTATCATTTTTGACGGAATTTTCAAAGTCATTTACAACTGACTTAAACGCTTCAATTCTTGATTTGTTCTTACCGTTAAGATTTACTCCGTATTCCTGCAAAACATTACACACGAGACGGTGCATGCCTGATTGACCGATTCGTATATTCTTGCCCACATTCATTCCGTGTTTGGCGGTTTTGCCGGCATAATGATATAAAATGCTGATCCGCCTGTCGGGGTTTTTTTCGTCCTTTATAGCGTCAAAAACACTTTTGCCGTCATCGTTCACAAGCCAATCATCATATTCATCGTCGATCGAAAAATTCAGCGTATCGTGTATTGCACCGGCTTTTTCATCTGTATCTTCATCAAGAGAAAATTTTTCGTTGACATTATTGCTGTTCTGAGATATTATATTGGTGGCAGACGCATTTAATCTACTGTCCTCAGAATTTGTTTTTTGTTGGGCGGTACTTGCGTCTGCCTTTTTTATTGTGAATGAAGTTGATTTTAGGTTAATAAGATCGTACAACAACATATTGTTTCCGCCGGTATAACCTATTATAACCTCAGCACGATATTGATTATTTCCAATTTCCATAAGTACATTACCTCTGGCAAATTGTTTGATATTATCCTTTCTTGGATGATTTAAAGCTTCGTTAATATAGTTTGTTGAGGAAATAATAATTTCATCAAGATTATTAGCGGCTTTTAGTTTATTCTTATACACGGTAGAATTTGTACTGCGGATTCTTTGAGTATAACTCGAATTTGTGTATTCATTGCCAGTATCCTTATTTACTTTAATTAAACGACCTTTTATTGGAATACCATTTTTAAATTTATTTGAAATTGTTTTTTTGACAGTCGTTATCCAGTCCTTTTTAGGCACTCCCTTTAAAATATTGTCGGTAATAACAACAACCGGTTTATTATCGTCAGTATATTCAACGCTGAATTTCTCAACATCCAACCTCTCCCCATTCTGAACCTCTGTTTGTTCGGTGATGTTTTCTCTTGCAGTATCTGCCGCCTCTGAAAATCTTTGAGCGAGTTTTTCAAGAGCTTCAAGGTCTTTGGCAAAGGCCTTGGCTCCGTAGTTTGTGCTTTTCCCAATGAGCCAATCCTTTACTTTTGCAATCAAAGACTTAATTGCCGCTGCAATTTTTGATTTATTCTGCTTGGTGCTGAGGGCAATATTGAGAGCCTTTTCATCTGAGGCAATGCTCATAAGTGTGTCGCATACAATTTCTTCCAGTGCGGCATCTCTTGTGTTTTCGTGTTCATCGGCCTGCAGTCGGTTGCCGTATCTCTCAATTGTGCGGTCAATCATCTTGTTAAGGTCAACACCCTTGCGTACAAGGTAGTCTGACACAAAGTCACTCAATGTTTGCCATTCGGTCGGGTTAGTTTTCTTAATCATATGTCCGGCTTCGTGTAAAGCTGTGGCAAGAATTTTTTGACTTGAAATTTCTGAGCTAAGGATAATATTACCGTCTTTTGCAACACCGTTCACTCCGTCAGCAAGGCGGTCCGAGATAATAATGTTTCGCCCTGTCTTTTGTGAAAGGTTGCCGAGTGTATTAATAAGCTCCTGCGGAATGTGTGAAACTTCCGTTCCGCTGTCTGCATACACGCCCACACCGCTTGTGTCTGCTCTGCCGTTGCGGTTGATTAACTCGGTCAGTCTGTTGGCATGATGTTGAGTGTTAATGTCAACATCTCTTCTGCCGGTGCTTAAAGCCTGACTTACAATCTGTTCACCGAGAATATTTTTAAGGATTTTATATTCAGAAGTTTCTCTGAGTGAATCAAGTTTAACACCCTCTCGACCAAAACTGTATGCGGCTGAATATGCTCTATTATATTTATAAAGCATTTCGTCATCAGTCATTCTCTGAGCCTGCGGACTTTCTCTCCATTCTTCAAAGTTTGAAATATAGTTCCTTGCACCGTATGTATCAAATTCGTTTGCACTGTGAACAATCGTATCAAACTGACTGTCAGAGAATGTTATGCTGTCCGCATTAACCTGTTTACCGTCATTTGTGTTGAACACAAGTGTATTTTCTTCATCACTGCGATTGATTTTTGCTGAGCTTTCAAGGCTCTTTAGTGCAACCTTGACAACCTTACCCGTTGAAGTATCTGTTGCGATAATGCCGTTTGGATGCTTCTTGCCAAAAGCATATACGCCGTACATTTTGCCGATATCCTCTGTATCGGCTTTTTTTGTTGCATTGATTACAGTGCTTGCCTGTTCTGCGTTCTGCTGTCCGTTCTGAGCCGTGTTCTGCTGTGTAGGGCTCTGTTCGTTCTGAGCATTAACAGTCTGATTACTCTGCTCTCGTGTGTTCTGCTTTTTAACCTGAGCAATTTTGTTTACAAGTTCGGGATTTTTGCCAACCTCTCTGTTGATAAGATACATAAGGTTGCCGACATCTCCGGCACTGATTTTTCCCTCGTTATCGGTTTCAACGAGTTTCTGCATTTTGTGTGCATAGTTGTATGCTCTATCGTTTTTGTCGGTTGCAAGTCCTTGCCTGATGAGTAAATCAAGGTCAAAGTTTTCATCGGCCATAACAGCTTTACCGATTTGTGCGTTGCTCTCTTTATTTTGGGCCATATCAATTTTTGCACCTGCAAGATTAATTCCTGCGGTAGCAAGGTTAAGCACACCACCCGATATTGCACCGCCGGCAAAATCAAGTCCGACATTCTTCCAAAAGTCCCAGCTTGCGGCATTCTCCGCCTCAGCCTCACTCATTCCCTGTTCCATATAATTTTTCTTTGAAAGGTTGTATGAAGATAAATCCTTGTTTATTGCGTCATCAGTCAATCTGTTTGCAAGGTCGGTAAAAGCCTCTTCCGAGCCTTCAGTAAATGCGCCTTTAAGCACATTGCCGACAGCCGCACGAAATGTGCTTTTACCGCTTGCTCTAAACGCTGAGAGCTGTTCAAGCGATATTTTCTCAAACAAAGCTTCGGCAATGCCGTTGGCTACTCCAGTTGTCACTGCATTTTCAATTGAACCGCCGTTTTCAATAACCTCATTAGCACCGCTTACACCCGCAGAAGTACCAAGCAAAGTTAAACCCATTGCCGAACCACCGGGAATAAACTTATTCATAACCATATTGATAGTTGAATCAGCAATTCCCATACCTGCGGTATAGAGCAAAGAGCCGAAATCATTGTTGATTCTTTCGGAAACTGATTGCCTTATTGCTTCACTTTTTGCTGTCTCGGTAGTGTCAGGATTTATATAACCGTCACCGCCGTTATATTTTTTATCAATGTTAGCCGAAATATATTGAATTGCATCGGGTACGCCTCCGACAAATTTCTGACCTATGCTGTTTGCGGAAGCAATAACGGGATGTTTTTTTGCATACATTTTTATACGGTCAAGGTTATCCTCTGCCTTTTTTTCATCCTGTTCTCTCGCATACCATTTATACAAGGATTCGGTATTATAGCCTTTATCTTTAAGTTTTAAGAAATCTGCTTTGATTTTATTTCTTTCGCTCTCAGACAGTTTTTTGATGTAGCTGTTATCAGTATTATCAGCTTCGTCAGCGTCTGAGGTATCTGTTTTTAAATACTCCTGCAAAGCATAATATTTCTGCAAAACAGTTTTTGCCTTGATGTCGTTATTAACAATATCGTCGTACTCTTTTTTCTTCTGTTCAGAGAGTTTTGCGTTGTCGATTGCAGTTTTTAATTTTCCCTGTTCATCTTCAATTGCTTTAAGCCGGTTATATGCCTGTTCTTCATCTCTCTGATTCCACAAGCTGTTAGCTTCTTTATTAAGCTGATTATTATAATCTTCCAACTCCTTACTTGATGAATTATCATACATATGCTTGTTCAGCCAGTCAAGTTCTTCTGTTGTTGCGTGTATGCGTGCATTTTTCCTCTGTTCAAGCGTAGAGTTTTTGTATTTATCTGCATACTTCTGTTCTTTCTCTGCCTGTTCTGCAAGTTTTGCGTTTTCAGCTTCTGCGGTTTCAGCGTTCTGTCGGTTTATTTCCGTTTGCTTATTAACCCTGTCGGCAAGCTCGTCATATTCTTTCTGCATTTTCTCGGCTGTTTTGGTGTCACCTGTCGCAACCGCAGCATTATACATGTGTGTAAGTCCTTTAACTCTATCATTCAAAGACTTGTTCGGGTTTTTAATTGCGTCCTTCAAATCCTCTGCGGAGCTGTTCGCATTATTCAAATTTCCACTAAAAAAGGATTTAATATCCGAGCCTGTACTTGAAGAAGTATTGTTGCTGCTTTTTACAGAAATATCATTTGTCGCTGTTTTATTATTTGATGATGTCGAACTTGTGTCGTTTGGTAAATCGTGTTGATGCTGAAATACTTCCTGCTGAATCCATTCGTTATATGAAGCCACCTGCGTTTTTCCGTTTTCATCGGTTATATACCTCGGTGCTGATGTATGCTGAATATAATTATCCGAACGGTCAATACCGTTGTGATAAAAGTTTCCGCTGATTTTGCCTGCTTTAAAATCTCTTAAATCGTCGCCTGCGGTTCTTTTTCTTTGCTGTGCCATATATACAGTCCTCACTTTTTCTTCTTATTTATCGGTAGTTCGTTCCACTCTTTTTCCGATAAATATTTTGTTTTTCCGTTTTCGTCCGTAGTAACTCTTGAAGTTGACGTTTGAAAATAATCAGTGTTTTTACCGATACTCATTGAGTTCGGACCGCCGTAGTGGTCATCATTAAGCGTTCCACCGTTTTTGCTCATCCTGTCAAGCGTGCTTGTCAGGTCAGCCGTGCTGACATTGAGCTTATCGGCAATATAGTCCATTTCGTCAAGCGTGATGTAGCCGTTATAATAGCCCTGTGCAAGCTGACCGACCTTGTATTCATACTTAGCATTTTTAAGGTCATATGCATCTACGAACTTATCATATGCCGCTCTGTATCTGCGGTTATCCTCTTTCTCCTGTGCAGCTTTCTGTTCTTTTGCCAACTCTGTCTGAGCCTTAACATAAGCGTCATAAGCAGATTTATTTTTATCGTATTCAATCTTCTGAGCGTTTTCTCTTTCAGCCTGTGCATTTTGTGCAAGCTGATTGGCACTTACCGTGTCATACAAATAACGCTGACTGTCTGCTGCTCTTGCTGATGAGAGATTATTTACTGCTCCGTTAAGTTTTGCTGAGTAAACATCATTGTTAGCACTGTCAAGGTTTGTGTCTGCCTGTCTGTCGGTTGAGTACCTGCTTGCAAGAAGATTAAGATAGTTCTTGTAGTCTCCTACCGTGTCACGATTACGGCTGTAATCCGTACCCTCAAGCGTATTGTAAAGGTTAAGCACATTTGCGTTTTTCTCCTGCTTTGCCTGATAGTCCTGTTGTGCAAGCCCCTTAAATGTGCTTTCCGCATCGCTTATATTCCCCATACGGTCATTGTAGACCTCGTCTGCGACAGTATCGGCATAGGTAGGATTGTAACCGCCTGAAAGCTGATTAGCTGTGTTACGGCTCGTATCTCGTGCCATAGCGGCATTCTGTGCAAATTCCTTGCGGTACTGCTGATATGCCTTGTCTTGCGTCGGATCATATTCAAATCCTCTGCCTGTCAGATAGTTACTTATGGCGTCATCTAACTTACCGCTGTAAGTGCTTTTATAGTTGTCAGCCTGTCCTGTCGCTGTCGATTCTGCACCCGCAAGAGCGGCGGCACTCTGCTTAGTGTCACCGCTCACCGTCTGACTTGGTACTTCATTCATCAGGTCATTATAAATTTTTTCTTCACTGTTCACACTCAATTTTCTCACCTCACTTTATTTTTACCTGACTGTTCAGATAATTGTAATAAGCGTCCGACTGTCTGCGCTGGCTGTCAATACTTGACCTTGTGTCGGCACTCAATGTGTTGTGTTCATACTGTGCCTCGGCAAGACTTCTGATGTCTGAAAGATTACTCTGTGCCGCTGACATTTGTGTCTGCCAGTGAGCGAGTTCGTTCTGAAAGTTGCTCATATCAAGGCCTTTGCTTGTGCCGTACTTGTTTTCGTAATAGGTCATAAAGTCGTAATCATCCGTTACGCTGTCCCTGTAACGCTGATATTGCGTGTTATCAAGGTTCTGCAATACGCCGATTCTGTTTAGTGTATCTTCCTGCTGTTGCTGATAACTCTTGTAGGCTTCATTTTTTAGTGTTGGTACCTTGTTTGCAAGCTCGTCCATATACTCGCCGAATGCCTTTTGTCCTGCCGCCTGTGCATAAGTGTTACTGTAACCGCCTGTGTTAGCTGCATAACTTCCTTGTACATTTTCCTGTGCAACCTTACCCTCACGGGTATATTTTTCTTTCGCCTTTTGATATTCAGAAGAATTTTCGGGAGTCCAGTCAAATTTATTCTTTTGGTACTGATTGGCAAGCTCGTCAATCGCTCCCTTGTACTTGCTCGTATATCCCTTATTGATTTTATCCGTGTAGGAATTAGCGTAGTTGTCAGCCTGCTGACGAGCCTGTCTTGTGTCGTAACTGTCAGCGTATGTCGGAGCTGATGAGGCAACACGGTTATAGTTATTAACCGCATTGTCAACATCGCCTGTGCCGTAAACCTTGTATGTATAAGCCATTATTTTTCACTTCCTTTTTGTGACTGTCCGATTGCGGATAGAAAATCATCTGTTATGTTGTCGCTGTCAATATTACTGAGCACGAAAGCCAGCTGTTCGTACATATCGTTTAGATAGTTCCGCATTTCTCCCATGTCATTTGTTGAAGGGGGCGGATCAAGTTTAAATGTTGCCACGCTTATCACTTCCTCTGCTGTGCTCAATATCAATTCCGTAAATTTCGACCTGTCCCGTTCCTACAAGTTTAAGCCTTAAATATTCCGCTCTGCGTAAAGCTACGGCGAATACTCTCGGCTTTTTCTCGCTGTACAGCATTTCGCTGACTTTCCGCCATTCGCCGTTGTCCTTATACTGCACAAACAAGCTGACCTTTGCTCCTTTTTCGGCTTTAATGCCGATTCGTATCTTGCCGATATTTTTCACATTAAATTCGCCGTCGTAAAGGTCGCCTGTTTCAGCAGACCACTCAAAGCACTCTTCCTGTTGATACTCATATTTCGTATTGTCAACAAGAAGATTGTCCGCTTTATCAGGACACATAATGTTTTCTTTGGTATCGTCAAGCCAATACAGAACACCGTTGTATGTGGTGCAGTCAATCATCTTTGCGTCGTCTTCCTTGTGCCACAAGCCTTTGTCGGTATCGTACACAAGAAGTTCCTGCTCTCCGTCATCTCTTTCGGCAGATATGTAGTATTTATTTCCGTGTCTGCCGCCGACTGCGTTCTTATAAGTATGTCCCCACAAAGATTCTTCGCTTATGAGTGCCGGCAAGCTACCGCTCTGATAAGCATATACACCGTTATGGCCAAGATAAAATAAGGTTGAGTTAATGTTGACAAGGCTCTTTTCGCTTCCGATTGCGACACCCGGCACATTGTATTCTGCAAGGGTAAAATTGCTCGGCTTTGTTCCGTAGATTTTTAATGCGTAGTTTTCTTTGAAGAAAATAACGCTGTCGCCTCGTGTTGCAATCCCTGTAAACTTTCCTTCTTTACCGCAGGTCATAGCCCAGCTGTCTGTACTGATTCCGTCACTGTATGCCTGCCAGTTGCGCTCATCGCCTTGTTTACAACAATAAATTTCGTTTTTGTCTGAGGAGCAACACCACAAGCGGTTTTGCATTTCAACAATTTTCCCCTCATCAAAATCGGGTGAGATTCTTTCAACTGTGACTGTACCTGTGTACGGCACGCTTGATTCCAATTCGCACTTGATTACAAGCTCATTTTTAGAAACGTAATAAACCTTGAAAGTTTTTTCGTTAAGGTTTTCCATATAAGTCTTATCAACGTAGCTTTCGGCATCTGTGCTGACAAGAGAGTCAGTTAATCCGCTGATTTTAACAAAATCTCCAACTTCAATATGCAATCCAATGTTTTTGGCTCTTATTGTCGTATAATTAAACTTTTGAGATAACTTTTTGAAATTCAAAAGCCTATTCTTTTTAAATGTACTGTCCTTCTTTTCAATTCCGATAACAGAGTAAAAGTTGTTATAACTCTCAATTACCGTGCCTATCCTAATATCATTTAAGCTGAATATATCAACCATGTCTTTATTACTTGTCAACTGATATTTGGCGTCGGTTAAATCGTTGTTGGTATATAAAGTTACGCTCGGTCGATAATTCTTGTTCGCACTTGCGTCATAATATGAACGTGTAATTGAACATAACAAATATGCATAATCAAATGTCAAGGCATCAAGTTGCAGATTACTCTTTGTTTCTACTCGTGTGCTCAAATCTTTGTTCCGGCAATCAATCATAGTCACCTTTTTGTTGCTCATATTAACCGAGAATTTCTCGGGGAATACTACAACCTTGTTGCCGTATAAAACAATATGGTGCTGTTTTGCCGCATCAATCTCATCAATCTTTGTGACCTCTGCCCCGATATGCAGATTTTTGTCTGAGTCAATATAAATCAAACCTGAGTTAGCCGACAAAAGATTTGAGATGATTTTGATTTGGCTATCGGAAGTAATTCGGGAGCGGTTTGCTCTCGGTGCAAGCTGTGGGTATTTATCAGAAGTCATATTTTTAAAATCTTTGAACTCTGTGTAAATACTGCTTGATGAGCTTGAAACCCTTGAAAAGCCTGTGTTCGGACTTCGGTTAAGTCCTCTGAACACACTGATACTCGTTGTGTCTCTCCTCGGTATTCTTAATTCGGGTAGCATATTGTCACCTCTTAACCAATGTGAAAGTTATACCTTTTCTTTTGTGGGTGTGTTCGGAACCAAAACACTCCAAAATCCTGCCTCAGCTGATTATATACACTCATATCAACGGAATATCTTTCAGCCTCTTCGTAGTCCCTGTCAATCTGTGCCGCACAATAAACCTCATACATTCTGTCGTATGGAGCAGGGGCAAGCAGTTCAAAGTCACGGTCCGTGTCAATCAGATAGTTTCCGTATGTTCCAACTATGTAATTATCGCCTTCGCGATTACTTATTACATTGCTGATGATTTCCATTTCTACCTCATTAATATAACTTATAATGTCCTCATCGGACACATCATATCCGCTTTTAAGATTCCTCACTCTTTCAATTACCTTGTCAAGTGTCATATAATCACCTCTCTAATATCTGTGTACGCAAAAACGCAAAAAGGCGGAAGCTACCGCCCCCGCCCTTCTGCGAATTTTGTGTAAGGAGTACAATTTATTCCTTGTTATTGAATTAGATTCTGCCCTCGGCAATTGCCTGCTGAGCGATCTCGGCAGCCTTATCCTGCACGCCCTGCGCGAATTCAGCCTGCTTAATTGAGTTGTCAATAATCTCCGCAACCTTGCGTGGAATGTTCGTTTTAACACCTCTCGGAACAGTGTACTGCACACCGTTGATATTGACCTCAATATTCTTGTTTGACTTCATTGAACCTGTAGGAGCGATGTACTCAACAAGTTCTTCACTTTCCTTGTTTGCCTTTTCAATCAGCTTTGCAAGTTCCTTGTCCTGCTTGATTTTTTCCGCCTTGCGGTCGATCGGCATACTCTTCTTGATTTCCTGAAGCTCGTCATACATTCCAAGAAGCTTATCAAGCTGAGATTTTTCAATTGTTACGGTATCGGCAGTAGTTTCCGCTGCCGATACTTCTGTATTTTCTGCCGTCTCTGCGGCTTTCTTTGTTGTTGCCATAGGTTATACCTCCCGATTATGCTACAGCCGGAGAAGCTGTCTGTGCTACTGTGTTGAGAGATGAGGCTGTTTCAATTCTCACCATTCTGGTCTGACCGATAATGCCGACGCCGTGAGTTGTTTTCCAACCCTGAGTCGCTCTCTGGTCGAGTGGGTCAGATGTACCGCCTGAGCCAAAGCCCTTAACGATTGTCTGAGTGCCTTCGCCCTCAATCTCAACGGTAACATATGCGTCCTTACCGAACACAAGCGTTGAATACACATCAATCTTGCTTGCGCCCGCACCCTTGAACACTTTCGCAAAGTTCGACTGTACAAACTTAACACTACCGATTGTACCGATTTCCCCTTTGAAAATCTTGTCTGCGTGAGCATACTTAACTACGCTGATAAAATCCTTGTTGCTGATAATGTCGTACTTAACATTCGGGTGTACAACAGCGACATAGTTTTCGCCGATAGGCTCAGCGTTCTGACATTCGAGATAGTTCAGCGCTCTGAAAATGGTGTCAATAGTGAGCTTACTGTTGGGCGTAATCGCCGCACGGCTTGCAACCTCTGTAACCGTACCGTCAGAGCCTACAGCCGGTGCATAGATAACGCTTGTTCCGGCATTAAGAGCCTCACGGTCAATCTCTTCAATTGAGCGGCCAGCCTGTGAAGCAAGCTCCTCACTGTCCTTGGTCATAACATCATCACGGCTACAGAAACTTGCCCAGTCGGTAATCGGTGTATATGCGCCGTACTGATTGACTGCAATCTCAACGTAGTAGAAGCTCATCTTGTTACCAACAGGAGTAATGCCTTCCTGCAACGGTGTTGTAACAGTCGGGTATGGTGAAATACCTCTCTTGTTGTAGATGTTGCCCGACTGTTTCGGAATTGTGTCATGCTCACCAAACTGACCGTGAACGCATTTTGCTGTCAAGTTTTTGAGGAACACTTTGTGATAATATGTAGCTTTTTCGGGTGTCCAGTCATTGCCCGATGTTGATGTCGTATTGCCGTAAGCATTGTAAACATAGCCGTTTGACTTGTTTACACCGCCTGCGTCAACCGTATTACCGTGGATATTGATAATAAGCTTAATAATCTTGCTTTTCATTGTCGTACCTTCCTTTCGGCAAGGCATTAGAGGTGTGCCTCGCCTCGTCTTACTTTCTCATAAAAGGCATCAAATTCAGCGTCAGACATATCTTCCACGCTCTTTCTCTGCGTGGTTGTACCGCTTTTCTTGACCGCATTTTCGGTTGGTCTCCTTGCGCCACTCTGAATTGACTGTGCCGCCGCACTGATTGCGGCAGAGCTTGAACGCTTTACAAGGTCTTTCTGAAGTTCATCGAAATGTGCCATTTTATACGCAGTCGTCAAATCGTAAATTTCATCATTACGACCTGTCTTTTCGTTCTGTTCATTTCTCTGTTGAGCAATAAAGTCAAGAGCTGTTCTGAATGACGAATTCTGAAATTCCTCTTCAAGGTTGAAGTTTGGAAATTCCTTCTGCGTTTCCGCTGCAATTGACCTTAAATGCGTGTCAAGCTCTCTTGCGGCTTTTTCTCTTCGGAGGGTTTCAAGCTCTTCTTCCTGTGCATTTGTTTTCTGCTGATTGAAAAAGTCGTTGCGTGCCTCTTCTGTCGTTACTCCGGCGGCAAGAGCCTTTTCTGCAAACAAATCCTTATCCTCTGTTACGGCTTTGAGAAGACCGTCAAGGTCATCGGGCTGTACATTGTACTTGTTTGCAATAAGGGCAAAAATCTGATTGCCGGTGCTTTCTCTTTTCTGCATGTCCGAAATCTGCTTATCTTTGGTTGACAGTCTGTCCTTCACCAAAGACTGCACCCTGTTCTGATACACATTCTTGTACTTGCCCTTAATCAGCTTTTCAAACTCTTCTTCTGAGTTTTCTTCGCCGTCTGTGTCTGTGCTGTTGTTTTCGCCTTCTGCGTTGTTCTGATTCTGATTGCCGTTGCCGAAAGCCTTATTGTAATCGTCGATAAGGTCGTCACCTATGCCGATTCTCTCAGCTCTCTCTCTCATTTCACGGCTTATGTTGTCGGTGCTTGTGGCTTCACCGTTCTCACCGTTTCCGTCTCCGCCGTCAGCTGCGCCTGCTGAGTCGCCGTCATGCAGATTTACGATAAGCTTTAAAAATTTGTCGTTCATAAGAACCTCCGTCTCTCGTCTTTCCGAGGTGTCTCTCTCTCGTCTTTCCGAGGTGTCAGGCCTTAATGCAGTTCCACTACTGCGACCTTATATTTTAATTATATCAACCTTAATTTTTCAAAAAAAGTTAAAACTCTTGTTGATTTTAAACTTTATTTCGGTTTGCCGTCATCATAGTTTAAATCTATTTCATCGGGGAAATTTTTGGCATAAAGTTCAAATCCCGTCCATAGTGCTTTTATGCCATTGCGTACTTCGGCATCTGAGCTGACAATATAAAACTCTGATTCCGTGTGACCGTTTTCATAGGTTTCATTGACTATCGTCACATTGTTTTCGTCCTGCATTTCACGCACGTACTGCAAAAATGTAGAACATAAAGCACTCACGGCCACACACACATCATGTGAGCCGTGTCCCTTACTCTCAAAATAAATACGTCCTTCGATGTCAGTCAATGTTACTTCAATCACATTGTTGCCTCACTTTCTGTCTGTGGCGGTGTCTGCTGTGCGGTCTGTGCGTTTTCGCTCGGCATAGCATTCTGCACATCTGCCGCTGTTCTGCTTGCGTTCATTGCTTCCAACATCTGTACCTTGTTTGAAAGCTCCTGCACTGCCTGTGATAAGGTCTGATTCTGCTTGATTTTTTCAATCAGTTTTTCTTTGCCCTCAAATGTCATTCCGTCAAGCATTACAAGCGTAGCGTCTGCCGCCTGCGGATTGAAAGCGCCCATCTGGAACAGATTCATCATCATTTCGTTCTGTGCGGCAGTTGCAAACGGGCTTGCCTTTTGCGCCTTCACGTCAATATCGAAAATCGGCAGTCGTTCAAGTATGTTGCCGTCCTCATCTGTATAATTTACCGTCTGACCGTCTGTGTCTGTATATGTCAACGGCTGTTTTCTGAGGTCTGTGTTGTCAAACTCCTCGTAGGTTGTCTGATTGTTTTCGCCCGTGATTCTGAAAATTCTCGGCAAGTTATAGAACTGCCTCATCAGTTCAATTTCAAGCTGTGCAAGTTCCGTCATTGCTTCCTGTGCCAGCTTGTTTGAGTCACGGCTTACCTTTCCGCCTGCTTCCTGCAATGCCGCAATTGCCGAACCGCTTGTAACACCTGCCGCACTTGCTCCGTTGCTTGCGTCATTCGTAGCAGAGGTTTCTTTGATTTCATTCGACAATCTGTCGTACAAGCTCCATGCTCCTGAGGCAAGCTCCTTTGATTCGACGGGAGCAATGTTACCCTGCAACTGTCCGTTGACCTCAATTACCGTTTTGTCAAGGTCGGTCATATCATCATTGTTCACGCCGACACCTGTATTTGCGTACACTCGTGGCTGTGAGTTGACTTTGATATTCACCAGCATATCGTGTTTAAGTTCATCAAGCTGATTTTGCGGTGCTCTGACTACATCCATAAATCCGAAGCCCACGGGAGTATCCCGCAGTCTGAACATCGGTTCAAGCACAAACGGATATTTTCCGTGGTTGTAAATCGGCTTGCCCTCGTTTTCCGAAGAGTAGAGAATGTGTTCACCGACGAATTTACAGAGGTGCAGTTCGCCGTTCTTTTTGTAGTACCAGTCAAGTAAGATGACTTTATCATTGGATTTATTACTGTTGTCGTAGGTTTCGTGTTCCACAAGTCCGAGAGATGCAGTCGAAACGCTTTCAAGCTCGGGATATACCTTTCTGATTCCTTCCTCGTCATAATATCGGGCAAAGAATACATTCGCACTGTCCTGTATGTTTTCAATGTGCGGTTCCCAAAAGAGATTCAAAATGTCAACTCGGCTGATAGCAATGTCACCAAGTCCGTTTTCCGCTGTCTTGTCCCATAACACGGCATAACAACCGCAACCGCCTACGAACTTATCAAGCTGTTCATCAGAGTAGGTCCTTATAAATCCGTTGCGTTTGTGTATGCACGGTATTACGCTGTTGAGTGTCTTTGCAGCCTGTTCATCGTCCTGTGCTCTCGGCAGACAAATGATTTCGGGATAATTATCCATAGCGTCAGCGTGCTTGTTCATGATTACATTAAGGGCCTGTGCACCTTTGCGGTGCGGTACAAGCATCTTTCGAGGCCTGCCGTTATCGTCAGTTTTAATCTGCGGTGCAGTCGCCTCTGTGTAAAGCAGATTATATTCTCTGAAAGCCTGCTTAAATCTTTCATCATACGTCTTTTTGCTGTTCTGATATTTGCGGAAGGTCTGCATAGCCTCATGGATTTCGTCAAGTTCAATTGGCTTGCCGCTGCTCTCGTTCTCTTTTTCTGCCTGTTCGGCTGATTTCGGTTCTTCATCAGTCTTATTGCCTGTACCGTAAACATTGCTCAACTTTGATTTTTCCGAGGTCAGAGCTGGATATGTGCTTTTAACCGGCATAATCATACCGTTTTCATCTCGTTTAACTTTGCTCATTTTGGTTTTATCTCCTATCTGTAGTATCGTGTTTGACTTATATTCAATGGGTCAAATGCCCTTGCATTACGGAGCACAACTTCTTTCGGTGTAATAATTGAAGTCATCATTCCGTAACGGCTCTCATCGTAAATATGATCTTCGCCCTCAGTGTCAATATCTTCGGTGTCTATCTGCGAATACACAAGGTTCGGAATTGTTCTGATAAAATTTGTGCAGGTATTAAAACACTGAAACATCGGATAACCTTCTTCATCAAACGCGAGCCGTGAATGAAACTGCATTTTACCTGCAAGTCTTGCGTTGTCGCCCTTATTCCAGAACACACCCAACTGTGCGTGTGTTGCAGCTTGACTTTTGCCACTGCCCTGTTCTGCAAAGATAGCCGGATCAGCAACACCATAAATCTGTCTGCCTTTAATTTGAGGGTCATTATTTTCAATCGCAAGAATTTCTTGTGCCACCTTTTCGATTGGCCAGCGTACACCTGTGTTCGGCTGATTCTTCTTGCAGCCGTACAGTTCTCTTATTCGGTAAAATCTGCCGTCTTGGTCAACGGCAGTCCAACCGACTGAAAACGGTCTTGTATATCCCCAGTCGTATGAACGGATAATTCTCCAACTTTGCGGAATTTTGAACGGTTCAATAACATGAGTCCACCGTCTGTCCTTGTAATGCTCTCTATTGTCTATCCACTCAGTAAAAACCTGTCCCTCAAAACTATCCCACGAGCCGTAGAGCAAGGCGTTACGCTCCGCCTCGGGTAACTGTGCCAGTCGCTTTACATAATCGGGGTCATTATTCATCAACGCGTTGTTATCAAACACGCTCGCAGTAATAAAGACTTTGCTGCTCCAATAGTTTTTGATCGTGCCGTCAGGCATAATTACTTTGTCGCTGAGCCATATTGTTTCACCCGGAGTTCCGGCAGTCACAAAATACTGTTTCACCCAGCCGTGACCTACTCCTCCCGGGTTAGCGGTTGACCGCATATACACCTTCGTAGCCTTGCAGTTACCACGATTTCGGGATTTAAGGTAACTGTACTCATCAAATGTAAACTGCGTTAATTCGTCAAAACCAATAAAATCGTATTGCTGACCTTGATACTTGTACTTTTCATTCGTGCGAAATAAAGAGCCGAGCTTAATTTGTGCGTCGCTTGAAAAGGTCCACACTCTTGTTGTTGCATTGTACCTTGCCCCCCTATCTATTGACGGATAAATAGCCCTCGTTTGGTCAATAATTCGTGCGAGGTCAGGCACAGCCCTACGGAGTATCAACCCTCTGTATTCGGGTATATTCACCTGCCTTGCCGCCTCGACTACAAGATAATCGGTCTTACCGCCACCTGCAGCACCGCCGTATAGCATCTCATCTTCGCCACGACTCAACGCTATTTTCTGCTTTGGCTGAGGAGTCCATATGACTTTTTTACTCAACGCTTTCACCGTCCTGCTCATCATCTTCGGGAGGTTGCATTACTTCCTGCATCGGGATTTCAATAATGCCGAGAGCGTTCTCTTCGTCCTGTTCCGTTGTATAATCTGCGAGTATGTCACGAACATTGAGCAGACTCTTTGAAATCTGCGCTGCTCGCTTTGTATTTACAAGTGTTTTTCGCTTTGCATAATCGTATCTGTATTCTTCTTCCGCTGTTGCGGTTTTCTCATCTTCGCTTTTTTCGGCTTTAACCGTTACTTTCTTCTTGATGAGCTCCTCGTCCTTGTCAAGCTCATTAACAGCTCTGTTCAACTTTGTGATAAGTTTTGAGGCAACGGCCACAACTCTGTCAATCTCTCTGACGGTTTTCTTCACTTTCTCTGTGTTGATTTTCTCTGCTATTTTGTTTGCGGTTTCACTCTGATTCTGCCGCCTCAGCTCCTGCCAGCGTTCTTTCCCCGACCTTTTTCGGATTGCATACACGCTCACTCCGTGCTTTTCGGCAAGTTTTGAAGCGGACATTGTGCCGCTGATATATTCAGCTTTAATTTGCACCCAGTCAATCACTTTTTGCTCATTTAATTCTGTCTGCTGTCCTTTCAAGTCTTTTTTTTGACTCATAAACTCACCGCCTTTTTGTACATGTTTCGTGTCTTAATTTTAGCTTTTTTCTTTCACGCAAAAAAGTTAAAACTTTAATACCAAATTTGTACACTTTTTTTCGTGCCTAATATTGGTATGCAAAAACACGGTTTCACCGAAAGGCAAAACCGTGACAGAAGTAAAATTTTTGAATTGATTTAAAATTTTTGCATATTATGTTTTTAAAAGATTGATGTTTTACAAATCTTTGCTGATCGTCTGAGCAAGCGGACAGCCCCTCCAACAATAGCTACCGCAAAAATCGTTGAAGTGATTTTCCTTGTCTTGCGGCGAATCAAAAAACAGCGTTGTGCTCTTACTTTTGAGAACTGCCCCGAAACAGCAAATCTTACTTTGGCTATCGTAAGAATAGAACGGACATTTGGCTTTGTTTTCTTTCAAATTTATCTCTCCTTTGATTTATTATCTATTCCGCTGCATACTTCATTTTTGTGCAACCCCAAAAGACCGTACATCGCACGGTCTGAATTTACCATTATTTACCATTTCCGTCTCTGCGTAATCGGCAAAAAACAAAAATACCACTTTGCACCGCCGATGTCAGAGTAGTTCATTGAGTAATCGTCCTCAATGAGATAATGACCCTCAGGCGGTTCAATCATTTCTCCACGCTCCAAGGCTCTTATCTCTCTTTTTTTTGCCTTTCGTGTGACCGATTCAGGCTTTTTAAGATTGCGACTTGTCATCATCCGCTTTTGTGCGGCATCAACATCTTCTTTGCCGGTCAAATCTTTTGTTATGTACTCAGCTAACTTTTTAAAATTCTCGTTCTTATATAGCGGAGTAAAGTTCTGACCGTTTTCATACGGCCATTGTTCAGACAGCAGTTCCCTGTCCTCTTTGCTGACGATAATGTGGATGTGCCAATTCTTTCCCGACTTGCCACACTCAATAAACGCTATGTACTTTAGTCTGCCCTTGCCCTGCTTTTTCAGACGGTAATTTATTCTGTCAAGCCATTTACCTACCTCGGCACGAAATTCTTTTTCGCTTTCATATGTTCCATACGGCGCAGAAAAGCGACAGAAAAAATCACCGCTCCCAAAGTTTGCATTTATCAGCCTCTGCATATGCTTGACTGCACGGAGCTTGTTTGCTTTTCTCATCTTGGCAGGACTTAAAGAGTTATTTGATTTTCTGCCGCCGTAGTTTTTGCCGATTTTTCTGATTGACTGGTAATACTCAACCTCAATCATATCTCCGCTTTTTATTGTTCGTTTATAAGTGTACATAGCATAACCTTTTATTATAGTATATTTTTCCTGTTTTCCCGACTTAAATAATCATTTGAGCAGGATATTAAAGGAGCATTTCAGCTCCCTCAATTATGACTGATTATTATTCTGCTTTAGAATTTTAATGCTGACAGATATAACTAAGCAGTAGCCCATCTGACCATTGAGCTACTGCTTTTTGCAAACCTTGCCACTATGCAATTGTGTGTTCTTATTTTATTGCAATATGTCGAACCGTTGCCTCGGCTCTTCTTATAACAGCTAAAATCAAAAAAAGAAGTCATTGCTTTTTGATTTTAGTTTTGAATATGGAAATTGTTTGATTTCTTGATTAAAAAATTGGATTTTGCGTGTAGCAAGGGTGTTGCCTTGATTATTCTTCTGACGCTGTGTCAGCCGTCTCATCGGGCTGAGATTCAGCCTTCTTAATAGGCTCATACACCGAGAGCTTACCTGCCATAAGTGCGTTGACCTCAGCCAGCTTTGTGATGTTTTCATTCAGCACTCTGTTGTACTTCATTTCTTCCTCTCTTGTACACAAAAGATTCCCCATGTTGTCCTCGAGCATCTGATTTTCTGCTCTTAATCTTCTGTTTTCTTCCCTGAGCTTTTTGCAGCCTTTTTCAGCTCTGAATAATTTAAGATTAAGATAATCAATCTGCATAAGTACTGTCGCAAAACGCTCGTGTGCGGATTCTTTTAAATTTTCTATCTGACTTTTTAAAAATTCTTTATCTGCTCTTCTCATATGTAGTCACCTTTCATTTTTAGCTGTAAAACACAGGCAAGGATAATCCCTGCTTCTGCTTGCACAAAACTTGTACCCTCGGCATTCCTTACAAGAGCGGCAGGTCAATGTCTCTTTTGTTTCGGTGCTTACTTTTGATTTTTCCCATTCCGACGAGCGCTGTATATTCGCCGTAACTGTATGACGTTCCGTGTTCTTCATTATATTTCATTAGCTCCTCACAAATAAGGTCAATGTTATCCTTCTTTCTCTTTTTTACCATTATTTTTCGCCTTCCGTTTCATCAGACCAGTCAAAAGCCTGTCCGCAGCGCCAGCAAAATTCAGGTCTGCCCTCTTTGATGAGGGCGTTGCAAATGGGGCATTGATAGTCAGTCCATTGCCATTCTTTGTGCTCGGGTATCGGCACTGGATCTTGCCAATTCTGGCGGTTATAATTATGTTCAAACGCTTTTACTATGCTCTTTTTATTGCTACTTGTGCGTGTCACTTCTTTAAGTTTTTTTGCCACTTGCTTTTCAAGAGCATGGACGGCAAGTTTAAGAGCGGTAAATGTATTGGAATTGCTCAAATTTTTAAGCATATCTTCAATATTTGCTCCTTCGCCGATTTCATTTAACACTTCAATTGCTTTTTCGGCAGTCATATCCTGTACGGCTCTTTCGGCTTGATAGCAATATGTTCTTCTGTTCCACAGTTTCGGGGCATTTTCGGGAGTGTCAAATATTGTAAATAAAGTTTTACTTCTGTCATTGCCTTTGTCATTGTCTTTCTCCTCAAGTAACAGCCGGCACATTTTAACAATTTGGTCTTTTAGCTCCATATTTCCGGTTGCAAGCATTTCTAATTTTAATATGCGGGATTCTATGTATGGTATGGTTGGATCATCAATAGGATTAGGTGCATAAGCTCCTTTCTCCATAATCTTACATTGAGTCCAAAATTCTTGGTTGTTTTTTTCAGGAAAGAACTTTCGACACAATTTGATTATTGTGTCATATAAAACTGCGTTTTCGTATGAAATCACATTGATTTCACGGCTCAATGATACCAGCATAGAATTACGAGTAGATTGAGTAATGTACCCTGTATTATCTTCCTCATTTTTTGCCATTATTTTCATCTCCTAAAAGTTCGGGATTATCGTAGATATTGCCAACAACTTCAATATCTTTTGAAGAATAGTGTCTGCCTAATCCCTCATAGATTAAATTATACACAAATCCAAATTCAGTTTCACCAACATCGTACTGAACGATTCCATAGTCGTCATCATCCGAGCGGTAAAGAAAATCAATGATATCTCCTTCAAAAATTTTTGTGCCGTGCTTATCAACCATACCCGTGTACTGCCCAACTGTTTCGGGATCTACTGCACCATAGCTGCCTAAAACGGTTGCATCGGGTGTTATACAGCAACCTTGTTTAGTCACAAGCAAATTGCCCTCTGACCACTTACCGTTAGCTATCATCTTACCTCTGAATAAATATTCTCTCATGACTATTCTCCTCGTTTTAATATTAAAACCATCTCAGACATCTGCACCTGTCTGAGATATGTAAATGGTAATATTCAGAAAAGTAGGTAAAAAATGAGATATATATAATCTCACAAGTGCAGTTGTGTGATTAACTTATTTAGTTTGTTTCGCCGGTGGTAAAAATCGGATGCGTGCCGTCACGGAGCTGAATCTCCTCGTCACTCATCACATAGCCGAGCTTGACGAGTAGATTATAAAATCTGTTAAGTTCGGGATTGATTTTTCGGGTAATTGTTTTATCAGCATAGTCAACTAAAATGTAACTGCTGTTGTCTCGCCAGTTCTTAAAAAAAGCATATGCCGCTGACATTAACATTTTGCCGGTGTCTTTTATGCAATCATCAAGGTTTATGCATTCGTTGTTGTCATCATATTTAAGACCGCTTAAAGCGCAAAAAGAAATTTCGTTGTATTCTTTCCGTTCAGACATCGAACACAATATGTAATTGATTAATGCTTGTTTTTGGGAGTCATCGTTAAAGTTGCCCTCTCGCATAAATTCTTCTCTGAGAGCCTTGCAACGCTCGTTAATTTCGCCAATCTGAGAATTGATTTCATCAAATTTTTGTTTTTTTGCAATTCTTTTTTCTTCTTTTGCATTAAGCTCTTTGATTTTCTTTTTTGTCATTTTGGTATAGATATGTATTCTACCGCCATATGCCGGGAAGAAATACCTCTTTCTGCCGTCATCAAATGTTTTGCCGATTAAATCTTCAAGTTGGAACATTCCTGTGTATTCGCAGTTTTCGGGAATATCCTTAAAACCTTCGCATTGTGTCATACCGTTATCGAGGCAGATTTTTTCAAGCTCTGCTCTTTTCTCGTCAGCTTCCTGCTTTTGCACAGCAGAATACAAAAGATTGTCGAAATTATTCGTTCCGATTGTTTTAAGCAGTTTATTTCTTGTGTCAATGTCTTTAATCTGATTCAATCGGTCATAGTCTGCAAGCGTAGGCTGTCGGATCTGACTTTCCTTGAATGCCTCTTCGTCAAGCTCACAGAGTTTAACTCTCCGTCTGATTTTGCTTTCTGAAAATCCTGTTTTCTCTGCAACCTCTGCAACCGTATCACCGAGGTCGAGCAAGAGCTGACAGCCCTTTGCTTCTTCATATACGGTTAAGTCTGACCGCTGCATATTTTCGGTCAACATTGTAGATAACTGCTCCTTTTCAGTCATCTTGACAACAGCACACGGCAGTTCAGTCAATCCTGCCTGCTTTGCCGCTGCTAATCTTCTGTGTCCGATAATCACAGTAAACTCCGTCCAATCGTCATTCATTGGCACAACCGTGAGGTTTTGGAGAATGCCACTTGCCTTAATGCTGTCAGCAAGTTCATCAATATCCCCGAGAACCTTACGAGGGTTGTCAGGATGTGGATGAAGTTTTTCGATTGCAATCGTAGTCAATGTCGGTTTTCTTTCCATTACACAAATCTCCTTACAATCAAATAGCCGATACTCCAACACACTCAAAGCCCTGTGTCAGATTTTCCGTTCTGAGCTTTTCAATCTCAGCTCTGAGTTCGTTGTTCTCTGCCTTTAGTCGGTCAATGATATCAAGCTGTACATTCGCAATCTCATCGGCAATTACATTGCGGTTGTTGAGGTGCTTAATATCAAGCTCCTTTTTTGCCGACTCTCTCTTGATTTCGCTTTTGCTCTTCCAGTTTTTGAAAATCATTTTCATTGTTCTCCTTTACAATTTTTCTTTTGGCTCTCACACCGTAATGTTTCTTCATTGATTCAAGCTCACCTTTCGCATTGCCGTCCTTGACCGGCAACTGCTGTCTTGCCTTTGTCGGATAGTCATCGCCTGTCAGCTGTTCCCACATCTCTCTGCGGTTGTCTTTAAGGCAAGTGTTGAGATATGACATAACAACCTGCTCAAACGGTACTTTACTGCCGAACCTGTCAATAAGCTCATCAACAATCTTGCTCATATGCCGTCTTGCGTAATCTTTCGGCTTCTTGTATGCTCTGACCGAGTTCCACAGCTTGATATGTACATTCTCATGTGTCAGCTCATCAATTGCCTTTGCTTGTAATTCGCACAGCTTAACGAGGTCAACCTCATCTTTACCGTACTCTTTGCAAACCTCCGAAAGCGTTACGCTTGCATTTCTTGCAGAGTCAATCTGCTGTTCCTGCTGGACCAGCAAATGTTCTGTCTTGAGCTTTAGTTCACGATACTCCTGAAAGAATTTTAATTTATATGCGGCAGTGTATTTTTCACTGAGCAAACCGACCTTGCACATAGAATAGGCGTTAGCAAGTTCCAGTACCAATAACCTATCAAATAACTTTAGTGATACAACCTCAAGATGATTAACCTCTCCGTCAATCCACCTTTTGGCCATGTCATTTAGTTCGTCAAGTGTTTTGTCATTCATTCATCACACACCACCCTTGCCTTGAAAAGGTTCTGAATAGGTATGCCAAATTTGTTGGCAAGCCTCGACAGCTCTTCCACCGTAAAAGTGCCCGGATCTTTAATTCTTTTTCTGTAGGTGCCCTCAGAGCAATGTGCTACAAGAGCCTGTCCTTCACGGTCAATACTTCTGATTTCTGCCTCATACTGTATATTGGCAATCAGCTGTCTTTTCATTTGGTCCTCGGGCTTAGCTAATTTTCTCGGCATTTTCTTCTCACCCTTTCGTTATTTAGTCCTGTAATCTGGTATCGACTTTTGCTTTAGTAGCTTTCATAAACTTGCGAAAAAATTTCACTCGGATGATATGCAGGCATCATATTTATCCTATTCGGACAATTCTCCTCGGGGTCTGCAACACCTTCTTCAATTTCAAGCAAAACTTTTTCAGCACCATCTCGTTTTAACTCGTTAAGCTGACCGATTAGGTCATCAATCCTTACTGTAATTCGGCTCACTTTCTCACCTCGAGCACACAACGAAAATCCTTGTCTGCATCAAGGTCAATATGCGCAGGGATTTTGTGCCTTGGCACTCCTTCAACAATAGACAAATGCACCGTTTCGTGTCCGCTTGCCTTGATCTCTTCAAGTTTAGTGATTAAGGTATCAATTTTAACTTTAATCATCTTCATTGTCATCTCCCACATTGTCAAACATTCCGAGTTCGTCGCCCAATGCAATAATAGCTTCAACAACCATTGCTAACTCGTTGCCTTTAATGTCGCACATACGATATCTGATCTTGATAGTTTCTTCTTCGTTGTCGATTTCATCAAAGCCAACAACTACACCTTTATTTAAGGTTTCTATTTCGCCGTTATCGTAATTAATAACAATACTCGTGATGTTACGATTATCCATTCTCTCTCCCCCTTGTCAGTCTTTGCATTCAAATACACAGCCGTAGTCGCTGAGTATAATGCGAGCCGGAATACCTTCCTCGGCTTCTTCAATTATGAGGTCGGCACATTCGTAGCCGTCCTTTTGCAACATTTGAAGCTCTTTGATGAGGTCTTTAATTCTTACTCTGATTTCATTCATAATGATTCTCCCTACTTTTATTTTCCTGTAATGTGGTATCGGTTCTGTCTTGACCGTTATGTTATAATCAGAACGAAAGAAGGTTTGATTATGAACACAAAATATAAAGCTACTGCACAGCTGTCATCAGACAGCTATAACAAATTTACTGCTCAGACATTGTCTGAGATTTATAATCTTTTAAAAGACTGCATTCCTTTTGATTTTTGCAAATGTACCTTTACATACTGTTCCGATAACACAACCGTTTCGGCGGATATAAATGACATTCCTAAAAATCTTAATGTAAAAACCTTTGAATTTTTCGTATTTGATTTTTCACAGAATGATGATTACATTACCGCCTCATTCACTCCCGATAACATTTCCGTCACCGTATGCCTGCCTATTGATTTCAAAAGCAGTAAAGCACTTGCTGAAAACATTCTCAAACGCTTACAGAAAGATTTCTTTAACTACTATGATTCCGTATCCGACAGTCGTACCGATGCAAATTCCCGCAATAAGAAGCCGTGGTATAAGAAACCGTCTTTCTGGAAAATCATCGGAACTATCGTTGAGATTGTTGCAATGATTATTGGAACGATCTTCACATACTTCATTAAAGGTTAGTACCGCCTCTATAGTTTTGGAAACTGCGAGAATAATCATAAGTATCAATATGATAATGTCGCCCATTCCTCTCACCCCCTACTTTTGTTTTATGTAATGTGGTATCGGTTCTTTACGCTGTTTGCTTAACTTGTATTTCATCTCAACTCGTGATATTATTTATAATCAGAGAGGAGGTGAG